ATGATTCTTGCTTATTAGACATAGTAACTTCTTTTTTATTCTCTTCTTTTACTTCTTTAGATCTTCCTACGCCAACCGAGGGGTCAGCGGCTAACGGGGTAATTGATACCTCCATCGGCTGCCAGCCAACCACCCTATAGGCTGTGTCTGACTCTTCCTGAGTTTTATTTACAGAATAACCAACACTAACGCCGCGCAATATTCCACTTTTCACGTCGTTAAAGACTTCACTAGGGAAAGGATTATTAGAGAAACGAACTTTTACATAACCACGCTTATTTTTTAAATATGCATCTTCTACTACCCCTATGGGTTTGTCCCTGTCATGGTTAAAAAGTAAAGGGGCAGCATCTAACAATCTTGTCAGATCAACTGACCTTGACTCATGGTCTAATATTTCGTCTCCAAGATGTCCACGATTTACAGGCTTTTCACTACTAAAAGGAAATTCAACTGTACGAGTTTCTTCATCAATTTTGAATTTAACTGATTTGGGTTCAGCCCTTAATTCAAGAGTTTCTAAATCACGTTTCTTTTCCATTAGTTTCGTTTTGATTTTCATCTATAATAGTCTGCTTTGCTGACGTAGTAACACCTGATGAAAGATCAGTATCAAAAATAAGACCTAACTGATTAAATTTTTCTACCTCGTCGGCTCTAGCTGGTAGAAGTTCTTCTAAATCGCCGCCTTGTTCTGCAACGACCATGGCAACAGTTTTAAATCCTGCTTTTACTGCCTCCTTATTTGCGGCAATCTCTTTTTGTGGGTCTACCCATTCCCAACCTCTAGGAACAAAACGCACACGTCTATATCTATCAGGGTCGCTTTCATAATTAGGCAGATTTAAATTGCCACTTAATACCGCCATTTCTAACCACGCTTCAAACACTCTCGTATGGAAGTTGTCTATTAAATAGTTTTGAATAGAGCGATATTGTGAACGATCCTCTAACAAGGAAAGACGGCTAGAAGAATAATTAGTTTTACTAAAGTCTCTACTTACAGATTCATAACTAACGCCACAACCCGCCGCGACACTACGCAGCATTGCAGCCATAAATTCGGGGAACTCCCCATTAGGTGAATTAAAATCAGGAACTGAGACGGTTTCACCCGGTTGAAGATAGGCAAATTGTCCGGGCTGGAAGTTTTTTACTCTATCACCGTCATACACTTCTCCCCCCTGATCTAGCTCCCCTTCTGGGCTGGTAATAAAAGCCTGAATACATGACGCTGCCCTTGCTCTGATAATAGAAGCCTCCTGAAATCCATTTAAATCATGCAACGCTTTTAAGCAACTTGCCATTGCTGGAACGCCGCGACTTTGAGAAGGTCTTTCTTGCTGGAATAAATGAATAATTTCATCAGCGGGAATAATTACATGTCTTTTTTCTCCCGTCCTTGTTGGAAACAAAGTATCGCCGGGATGCTTATTTAAAAAACAGTAGTTAAGAGGTCGGTTAAAATCTGGGTCTACTTCAATACCCATCCTGTAAATATTTCCATTACTACTCTTACCCGTGTAATCAGTATCTAATAAATCTGCCTCCATAACTTGAAGGCTGAAAGGTATTGACGAACGCCCAAAAGGTTTACGAATGATTCTTATAAATACTTCACCATCAACAACAAGAGAATTAACAATAAGCTTTTGCATCTCTACCCAACTAAGCCGCCCCGCTACGTCGCATGAATCCGCACGGCCCCAACGCTTCCATCTAGTTTCAACAACATCATTCAATTTTTGATCTAGTTTTTTCCCTCTTTGCTGTTTAATTTGGCTCTGAATTTTAAATCCCACTGGGCCTACTACATTAGAGACGATCGACCGTATGGATTGCCTTCCGTAGGGGTTATCTCTACAAACTTGACGTGATCTTTGCCTTAGTTGTCTGAGGCTTCCTTTTATCTCAGCGTCAGCCGATGAATTACCAGCAATCCAATCAGAAGTTAAACGAGAGCTTTGCGCCCCTGCATACATACGCCGCCCTTTTTTAGGTAGTGGCTTAACTTCTTGCTCAGGGGTTGCCTTTAAAACGTCAGAAAGTGGGAGTCCTAAAAATGCCATGACTAGAAACGAACGAATAAATTATGAGGGTTGCCCAAACCTTGAGCGATTAATGAAGCTTTCTTTTCTCTTACAACAATTGCTTTTAATTGACTTTCTCTGGCTCTTAGATCGTTCAAATCAAGTCTTGTAAATGTGCGCCCGCCGATTTGATAGGACTTCGCCTTATCAAGAACCATCGACCGAATCGCGGCTGTCACATTATCGAGATCAATTTCATTTTGTGTTCTGTCGTCTACTGCGCCCGGATCCCCAGAATAAGCGAGGGCTTGTTTAACAGTAAATTCACCTCTAGCAAGTTGAAAGCTTTCACTTCCTTTACTAACTATCGCCGTCCAAAACCATTCACCCGCGTCAAAATTAGTCGTGACACTAGAAGCAATCGTAAACTCCCAACCTGAACCATTCCAGCTCGAACCCGTTACCGTTGCGCCTTCAGAAGCCGTATTAGTTCTTAAATAATAAGTTAATGCCCAACCATCACCCTCGGTCGCCGTCGTATTAAAGGGTACCGTTGCCGCTCCATCACGCCATTTAATAGTGGTATTAGCCACAATGACGCTAGGAAAATCAGAAGTCCACACTAGTCACCTCACCATTGATTTACAAAATTCGCCTGCTTAGACGAAGCCTGTTTAGATAATACTCGGTTTTTGTCACTTGAATTAGATGAATTTAAGAGTTTTTTAGCGTAAATATCGAAGAATTTGCCTTTAGGAGCCGTTTTTGTGAGTAATTGATAAGCAGAATAGCTATACACGCAGCAATCCAATTTTTCTACCGCTTGATTTGGCTTCTTTTCGTATGTACTAACCGGGTAGCCTTTCTTATTTGTCTTTTGTGTTCGATACTCCCCTGTCAATTCTTTAAAGTATTCTTCTGTTGTTTGAGCATGAAAAAAGATTTTTCCCGACCCTTTAATTTTGCTGTAAATTCTGTCTTTTATATCTTCCGTGTTTAACAGGTAAACAACACCGCTTTTTTTTCTTACCCTCCCGCTGTAATTAATATCAACTCTTGAACCTTTCCCAATTATTGGCCCTCCTGATCTCGAACTACCTTTAATTGCTATTACTCCTTTATTTCTGCGCCTCATACACCAGTCATAGACTGAGGAAGTCGCTAAACCTCCAGAGTCAACAGCACACCCGCTAATTTTCATCTTTGCGCCGCTCGGGTGTTCATATTCAGCATTTAACAAGACATCCAAACCAGTCCATACCTCACCCTGATTAGGGTCGCCATAAATAATATTGTGATCTATTAAATACATATTCTCTGCTAAACCCGACGGGTCGGGGGCATATCCCCAACAACTAACTTCTAATCTCGACGTAGCCGAACCCATACCACCTTGAACATCAACCCCTAAACAAAGACATACAACAGGTTCGGGAATAGTGCCCGGTAAATAATCACTTCTCGTATCCATCAACGCCTCGGCGTTTAATTTCTCTTGATATTCAAAACTAAATGTCTCTGCTTTTCTTGTGTTAACCCATGTACGCATTAATGACGGGTCATCTTTTGCCTTTAGGAACTCTTCGCACATTTCAAACCAGCTAAACCAACCCATTGGAGAATTTAATCCGTTCAGCCAAAAGCCAGCCGTTACGCCTGCATTTTCTGGTTTTGTTGCTCTCCATTCCCCTTTTCTTAACATCGTTGTTTTAGCAGTCTCATCAAAACGTCCTTTACAAGAAATACATTCATATTCAACCTTGTCTAATTTTTTTGAATCAAATTTAAGTTGGTCAAATATCAAGACCTGATGGAAACCGCAAATCGGGCAGGGGCAATAGAATTTTCTAGCATCCGAATTTTCATATTCTTCCTCAATTCTTGAACTCTCTTTTATCGTCGGTGTTGATGTAAGTAATATTTTTCTTCTTGTAAAGGTAGAAGCTCTTTTTTCTGCTAACGCGCATGGTTCACCCTCACCCTCTAGATCCCCCGGGTAAGAATCGATTTCGTCAAGCCCAATGTATCTAGCCGGCATTGATTTTAAAGACGCTGCCGAATTGGCCCCAGTTAAAATTAGAACGCCGCCCGGAAAGACCTTAGCGAATTGACTATTACCACTGTCACGACTTCTAGCGGGTGGGATCTTTTCAGCTAGACAAGGTGTTTCTTGCAACATTGGCTCTAGTCTTTGCTTACTCAATCTCGCGGCCATTTGTAGCGTTGGCTGACATAAAAGTAGAGGTCCGGGCGCAAAATCTATACAGTACCCGGTCCAATTATTCATGGTTTCAGTCTTGCCTAATTGGCTAGCAAACATCAAAACAACTCTCTGAATAGAACTATCAGTACTTAGCTCTTTCATTGGTTCTATGAGGTAAGGACATCGAGAGCTTTTGTACCTGCCGGGTTCACTTGAACCTCTCGAACTCAAAACCCTATATTTATCTGACCATTGATCAACAGTTAAGACTTCTTGCGGCCTTAAACCATTTAAAAAGCCTTCTTCCCATGCGTTCATATTTTTGCAATCTCCTCTAATGCGTTTCTATGTTCTTCTGTTAACAACCGATGTATTACCTGACTATCAGTTTCACCTGCACATTGAGGCGCTAAACGATCAGCAATATTCGACAAGCTTTCCCTAATAGCCCTGCCAAGTTCAAAACTACTTTTCTTTATATCCGTAACAGGTATTAACTCTTTTTTCTGTTGTTGCACTTGTAACTTCGCCAACGACGCATTCCAATGTTCTTTTCTAGCTCTACTAACATTAAAATCTGGTATTTCATCCGCTGGCATCTCATCAATCTGTTTCTTTAGTTCTTTCTTCGTTTGAGGTTCTACAGGCATTAAAACTGGAGCCGTATTCTTTCCCCAAAGCTCCATTCCTAAGTCTTTGTCAATAAGCTTCTTCTTCCCGCTGTTGACAATTGCACCCTCTAATTTTCCTTGTTGCACAGCCTTTGAAACCCGTTGCCTTGAAAGGCCTTTCGCTTTTGCAAAATCTGAAATACTTAAGAGCATTTTTAATTTGTCAACACCTACACTATATATGGTTGTCAATCTGTCAACAGTTCTCAATAAGTAACGCTAAAAAAATTCTGCGACCTTCGGATGACCA